GTCACGGGTTCTTCCGGCGGAGGCGGGCCGTACACATAGCGTTGATCGAGCGCGCGAATGGCAGCCAATTCCCAAGGTCGCAACTGAACGCCGGTCAACGCACACCATGCTGATATTTCGGTATGATCGATCGGCTGCCACCTGTTGAACCCCTCCCGTCGAGCCGCACTCAATTCCCAAAACCAGCCCCATACGTGCTGCACGGAACTAGGAAGTTCGGGCGGTTCGGAGCGCGTGACCTGAGCGTCGAGGGCGACGAGTAGTTCGGCGATCAGGTCGCGATAAAACCCGCCCGATCACCCACGACGGCATCGATCTGCTCGCGGATGAACGGAAAGCGCGTCAGAACGTCGGTCGCCGTTTCCGTCGAAAATTCAATCGGCTGCCCGTTTTCCTCGACGCCGGACCACGAAATGATCGACGCGACCATCACCTTGAGCCCATCGGCTTCCAGTTCGGCGGCGGTCAACCGTTTGTTGCGTGACATTTGCAGGCGCGCATTGTTGACGGCGCTGCGGGCGCGCTTTTGCCGGGTGCTGTCCGGTCCCGCCACGCGGAAAACCATGCCGAGTGGTTCGGCAGTCTTGGGATGCAAAATTTCGACGTTGACGCCGTCGTCTTGAACCTTCGCGAGATTCGCGAAGTCGGAAAGATCGGTCATGTGGCCCCTTGGGTGGTGAGCGCCCGCCAGTGTCGGGCTGCGGAAAATTACGGATTCGCCGCAACGTCCACGATGTTCGAGTTGATCTCGATCGTGGCGTTGAGGTTCTTCACGGTGTTCGCAGCGCCGCCGGCGCGCTGTGCGCTGGTCACGAGACCGACGAAATACGCCTTGGACGGCTGCGGCGTCGGGGACGCGGGGGAGGTCGCGGCGTCATCGCCCTCAATCTTGAAGGCGTAATTGCTGGAGGTCTTTTCCGCGGCGATGAGCGCGGCCTGACCGGCGTCGTCGGCGATCTCGGCGAATACATTCTGCATCGAGCCCGCGTTGCGGGTGCCCTTTTGCTTCACGTCGCGACCGCGATTGATCAGCGAAGTCGTGATGACCTGCGCAGCGTCGCCGTAAGCGCCCATCTGCGACCAGCCGTCGATTTCGACCCAGGTGACCGCCGCGAAGTCCGATTCTGTGAAGTCGGCGGTCTGCGTGGCCTTCACACCACCGATATAGATTTTCGAACCAGCGACGGGGTAAAGGTCAGTTCCGGCCATCCGGCCCTCCAGATACGGGGTATGAATTCAGCTTTGCTACCTTACTACAAGTAAAGCGGTTTGTCAACGTCAGAACACGGCGGCGCAGCCCCGGAAGACACTACTCAAAACGCGCCCGGATCGAAGCCGTGAACCTTGCACACCTGCGCAGCGTAGCCACGGAAGGCGCGACTGTGACCCTTGCCGCATGGTCCGGAATTGTGCTCGTGCAGGTGCACAAGTTCGTGCGCCATGGTGCGGATGAGCGTGTCGGTGTGCTTCACCGTGGTCGTGGATACGCCGATGACATGGCGGCCGGTGACCGGCTCGCGCATGTACCAGCCGAACAGGGTCGGGTCGCGGACCACGCGGAATTCGACGTCATCGCCGTCGGGCAAGTTCCACCGACTGAAAGGCAGTGTTTCGTTCAGGAAGTTGTAGCAGGCGCGGAGGGTGTCGGGAGTCATGACAGCCCGTCCATCACGCGCAAATAAGCTGCTTCAATTTCGGTTACGGCAGCGTCGATTTGGTCCAGTTCTGCCGCGCTAAACCCGCCGAGACGCCCGAGTTTGTCCCAATCAACAATGAATGCTTTGCCGACCCGTGCTGCTGCACGACGACCCGCGAGAATGACGTCCACCGCTTGTTTCTTGGTCATTCGAACCTCCCCACCAGTTCAGCCGTCCATCCCGACATTGACCGCACCCGCGCCAACAAGCCGCGCGCCGCCGCCCATTCCCACGCTGCGATGAATTGGTTCACTTCGCCCCATGGCTGCCCGTTGAAAAAGTGCGCACGTTCTGCCTGCATCGGGACGCCGCAGAGCACGACAGGCAGGTCGGTGCGTTCAAGCGCGACCTTGGCGGCGAACAGCCCCGACGAACCGGATCCCGGCTGCCCCGACCACTGGTAATCGACAACGTCGGTGACGTGCGGGGCAGCAGTATGCGCGATGACCGCGCCGGGTTCGGGCAGTTCGGCGGTGCGTCGTGCGCCGAGCCATCCGGGCAATTTTTCCGGGTGCAATGTCACGAAGGCGTCCAACTTGCCAGGGTAGTGCATGGCGGCGTCGTTGACGGCGAAGATGTGCCGGACAGGTTGGATTTGCGAGGCACGGACCAATTCGTCCCACGCGCCGGCGGCACCGCCGAGAACGACTGCGGTGCCTTGCGGGGCAGGGGTCACAGGATGAACCCCTCCAGCGCCGCGCGCGCCGCGGGCATGTCGATCTGTTTCGAGCACTTCCGGCCGCAACCGCCATCGAAGCAATCGCACGGTAGGCATGGCTCAATCGCCAGCGTCGGCGCGTGGCGCGCGCCGGCCGAAAACGACGTGCCGCGTTCGAACCCGCCGTAGACGGTCACGCATGGCGTCTCGACGGCCTGCGCCAGGATGGTCGCAAAGCCCGGTGCGCAAAACACAAGATCGGAAATGAACGCCAATCCGGCGAGAGTCGGGAAATTCAGTTCGCCATGGTGGAACGTAGCGTCCGCCTCGACGCGCTCGCCGACAATCCATTCACGGTTCGGCTCAATGTCCGCGACCGACACGACGAAATATCGACCGCGAATCGACTTGAACAATTCAGCATAGGCGACGTGGTCGGGATTGCGCAGCGCTCCGGCGCGATATTCGACGCGCTCGACCAAGGGTCGATAGAACAGGAGTGGCTGGTAGAAGTTGTATCCGGCGCGCGCCAAGTGTCCCGCCGCGTCATCCCACCATTTGTCCGGTATCGGCATTCGAAAGTCGGTCGCGTCGGGGTAACCCATGGCAGCAAGCACCGAGCCCGCGCGGCGGACGCCGTCGCCGTCGTAGCGCAACTGAACCCGGCGGGCGTCGCGCGGCACCGGGACCGTGGAGAACAAACGCGCCTCGCGCGCTAGGTTCTTCGCCTGCGTCCGCAGCGGCGAATCCTTGGGAACGCAATGGACCGGCAAGTCGTGATATACCGACGGCCACGGGGTTTCGATCCAGATGTCGTGCCCGGAGTCGAGAAAGTGCCGCACGATCGCGCGCTGGTGCAGATTGTCACCGAGCCCGTGATGGCCGATTAAGTGGATGGATGGCATTCCGTGACGTTACTACGTAGATGGCGGTTTGTCAACGTTTGACACCGTGCTAAATTCAGGTAAATTACTCAAAACTAGCACGGGGTAGAACATGAAACTCTCAGAACTCGTTATGCATACATCTCAATCGTTGGGTTTGACCAAGCCCACGGTGACCGCCGTCGCGGGTTTCTTGCGCGGCGCTGGATTAGTAACATCAGGCGGACGCGGTCCGGGTGGCGCCGAAATGTCCAGTGACGACAAAGTGCGATTATTACTCGGTACGTGTTGCGTCGGAATTGCCAGTAGAACCGCCTTTGAAGTCCGATCGTGGACCGAACGATGTCCCGGCCTGATTGAACACATCGAATCGTGCGTCAAAAACCCGCCAGCCGATACAAGCGTGGAGTTTGACGTCGACGGCTATTATGCGCGGTTCGTTCGGAAAGACGGCAAGGTCAAGACGTTCGGCAAGCGGTCCGACGCTGCGAGTTATTTGACCAGAACGATTACCGCAAAGGCGTTTCGTGCGTGGCTGGAGGGGCTCAAGTAAACGCCATCCACCTGATCACGACCGGGATTTCGATGTTCACGCCGTCACCGACGTCGCCTTGAATAGTCGGTTCGTCGCAGATTTTGACCATGCCGCCGTCGAAGTTGAATCGGGTGTTGAACTTGAACGCATTCCGCACCTTTGCCGCCAGTTCGGTCGCGGGCAGGATACCCGGACCGACCGGCCACACCACGACGACCAGCAAAATGCCCTGTCGCACCGGCTCACGACCGCCGCTCAGGCTGACATTGATCGGCGTATTTTTCGCAATGGTTACGCGAAGATAGGGGTTCCCCGATGGCGTGAAGGGGACGCCCGGCGCGGCGATGGCGACCGTCTCCGCCTGTGCCACGGATAGCACCGCCTGCTCCAGCGCCAGCGTAATTTTGGCCTCTATTGAAACTGCGGTTGCCATGGGCTATCCTTCCCCCCGATGGTGAAAAAGTTAACAGATATACAGGCTTACGACCGCCTGCATGACGCCGCGATGGCGCTGGGCAGGGACGGCGGCATCAGTCCCGCAGCGAACACGGCGTTGACGTCGGCGCGGCTCGCGCTGGTCGCGTTCCAGATGGCGTTGATCCGAAGTATGGACGCCTCGCCGAAACAAGACTTGCCGCCTCCACCTTACTGACTGCCGTTCATCCGCCCCTTCAAATCCTGCACCACGCCGTTTACGATTTGCGGCCATCGTTGCGTGGCGGTGTCGACGAACAGATAACCGTAGGCGTAATTCACGCGCCGCGCGTAACGCGCGGAATAGCCGGCGAAAATGGTGTCGCCGAGGACCGCGTTGTCGATCGTCGCGTTGATCGGGCCGGGGTTGTAGGTGTACGTCTGGTCTTGTGAGGTCGGGTTGTCTTGCAGCACCGGCATCCCGTCGAGTGACACGACCAGCGAATGCCACAAAAAGCCTGTGTCGACCGGTAATCGTCCGCCACCGGTGCCGGGGCCGACCGGTCCCATAGCCTTTTTGCTGTTGCGTCCGTTCTTCCCCAGTCCGGCGCCTTTCTCAATGGCTTTCTTCGTGGACGCCTTCGACGGTCCCGGCGTTTGCATGATGTCAATGGTTCGTTGCGTGGCTTCGTGGAACACGCCTTCCATCAAATCGACGGACTGCGCGACCCACGCCTCGACCTGCGCTGCGAAGTCGTTAGCCATTCCCGACCTCGCGTTCCTTCTTTTTCCTCAATGCCTGTGCGAGATAGTCCACGGTCACTTTTTCGTAGCACCGACAACCAATGTCTGTTTGCGAAGGCGCGTGCATCTGCGGCCCCGTCGGCGTATCAAACGGCTCATTCCATTTCCGACCGTCTTTGTTCATGCCGGGAATGAGGCGATGCGTATGACGTACACGTTCATCGCCTGCCGTCACCCATCGGCGAACCATTAAGTCCACGTCGACCTTGCCGCGGTCAATTTGCTGCTGCCACATCTCCGTCTGTGCTTGCCCAAGGGAACGGATGGTTTCCGTCCGCGCGATATTGTCGGCACGCCATTTCAAAGCACGGTGCGCGTAAGCCGCGCGCATCTTCGCCTGTATTTCGGCCGGGATGGCGGTACCGTCGCGGATCGCCTTCAGCACCGAGGCGTCGAATCGTTTGTCGCGCAGACCGCGCTGGAGCAGCGCTCTAAGGCGCGTCGGGTCTTCAGACGCCAAGTCAGCGCTATAGGACCGCAACCAGGCTTCCTGCGTCGAGTGTAGCCCGATCACGCCACCGGTACGCTGCTTGGTGCGTGGGTCAATTCGGCCGACCAGATTCAGCGCCGTGGTGCGCGGGTTCTCGCCGGCTTGCATTCCCGCCTCAAGCGCATTGCGAATCGTCGTGCGCTGGTCGTCGGTGATTTCCTGGATGAGTGTGGACGAACGCTGCCGGATCCATTGTTCCGCGCGCGGGTTGCGCACGTCGAACAGAACTTGGAACGTGGCGCGGCTCGCCGTGCGCGCCAGTGCCATGCCGGCGTCGTTAAACGCGGAGGTTTGTGTCAGCGCGAGGGCGGAAAAGTCGGCAGTAGACACGCCGACGGCGGCAAGCGCACCTTCGATGTTGCCGGCCTGGATTAGCGCCGTGAGTGCGACGATATCGACGTGCGTGACGGCAGCCGCGAACGCTTCAAGGAACGCGTCACGTATCCGCGGCTCCCATGCCGCGGTGAGGCGTTCGATTTCGGAGGGTGCGGTGCGGGTGGGCATTTACAGTGCCGATCGATGCGTCACGATGAAATCGACAACGTCTTCTAACGGCGCGGATCCATTCTTTGCGCTTTGTCGAATCGCGCGTTGCACCAGGTCACTGTCACCGCGGGCGAGTCGCACCAACTTATCAACAAGGATTGAAGTGTGCAGGACGAACCCAGGCATATTATCTCCGCACCTGCAGTTCCCACATCAACACCGTCCCCGCCGGCGATAGCGGCTTGACGTTCACGATGGTCAGGGCGGTGCCACCCACCACAAGTCGGTCAGTCGTTTCCGGCGCGATCGCCAGTCCCGCCGTGGACAGGTAGACTTGCTGGTCCGTTTGCCGGATCAACGTCCCATCGACCGCGCTCTTCGCGTAGTCCAAAATCGCGAACGTGCAGGCGTGGTCCGTGGTCGTTTGGGTCGGGTTGAACGGATCGTTATCGGACGTCGTGCGCCGCAGCGCGCCGGTTTGACCGAACCGCTCGATCAGGCGTTCGGCGGTTGATCGGGTGCGGGCGTAATTGAAGGTGGTCATGCGCGTCACACTCGGTCCGCGCGGCCCGACAGGTATTGCCCAGCGCCGGACCCAAGGAACGGCCCAAGTAAATCGTTGACCGCCAGCAACACGGGGCGCGTATCCGCCGCGCTGTTGAACAGGTTCGCGTACTCCACGCGAATCGGTCCGATCTGTTCAGATCGTACTTTCTCCGATTGCACGACACTTGGGTTCATCGCGCCAGGGTTCGCCGCTTCATACAGCGCGATCTCGCAACACGCGGCTTTCACTTCACGGGGGATTTCGTTGGTCGCGATGGACCAGCCTTCACGGTCAGTAACACCAAACCGCGGGAACGGCATGGTTTGCGCTCGCATGTTGACTTTCTGACCCTGCCAAACATACGCGTTGACAAGAAAATCACTGGCACGAACGATTGCCGCGTTCAGCACAT